ACGACTCTATATTTTATCAATTCTCTTACCACATCTGAATTCCCTTCTATACTTATATTCTCATTTACTCTTGTTGAAGGAGTTGTAGTTGTTAAGCTATATCCAGACCAATTTCCGGATGAGTAATTATAAATTTGCAAAGAAGCACCCGTTGAACCAGTGTACCATATATTAAATGTCATGTTTTTAACTAAAAGTGAAGGTGTAGATGTTTCTTTAGTGACTACACTCCAATAAATACTGGACGGATTCAACATACACGCGTAGGTAGTAATATCATCATCCATAGCTTGAGATTCATTTATAACACCACCTGCATAAGGTCCATATGTTCCGAGTGGTTCACCACCTGTAGCTGATCTGTATTGTTGTGTATAGTATGTGTTATAGTCATTGATATATTCAGACCATTGTTCACCTGAAGGATTAAAATTCATATTAAATGTTGCATTTTTGACCGTTTGATTGACTGCATTTATGTAAAATGTATTAGATGTATTTCCAAAAGAGAATGTCATATAGTATGTTTCATTATTGGTGGTGGTTCGATTATTATAAAAGTCATTACCTGTAAGATACATACCTGTAAGATTTTTAGTGGTGAATAGTCTAGTATTATTAATATAAACAGTCACATTGAGAGCCTTATTTAAACCATTCAACATTAGATGTGCATAGTTTATCTCATCGAAAGTGTGAAAAGTTAGATTTATTGTTCTATTGAATGAGGTAGCGAGAGATGATTTATTCCATAGCATAGCTTCCTCATATATCCATGACGTGCAACTACCACCAACACAACTCCCAATATTTTTCCACTCCGTTGAATTCCAACAATCCCATGTTATAGTACCGACACCAATAGCTACAGGCTGAGCTACTATTCTAAATGATAAAAATGTATCACTAAAACTCCAGCATAAAGAGTCGATATTTAAATATGATGTCTGTCCGAAATCGGGAGATGACTTAACTTTCCATAAAGATGTCGGTTCTGCAGCTGGAGGTTTTGTATAATTTATATAAATAAACGAATTTACTCCATACCCACCTGTAGCAAAGCCAAAAGTATCAAAATTACCATCATAAATATTCGGTGTACCATCCCACGAACCGGATGTCAAATAACTACCATTATATATTAACTCTTCACCGTCATTTCCGCCTTGATTGGTAACATTTGCAGATTCTTGATAAACAAACCCGTAAGTGGATGAGAAATTCATCAATCCTAAAGTCGAATTTTCTGATACCATAAGATAAGTAATATTTAAAATGCCTGTCGAGCAAGTATAATTAATTCCTTCGTAGGGTTGGTTTGTATCTAAACATACTGTAACAGGAACAGTAACACCACTATCTGTAACGTTAATAAAGATGGTGACATTATAACCATGCTCGAAACTTCTGTTGGTGAGTAATTGATCAATAGTAAATGCTGTATTCAATGAGGTGGTTACAGGATCGAATAATCTATTATTTAATAGAAAATAATCCGAAGCTATAGGATATTTTACCGTTAAAGTTCCTGTTGAAGATAATGTGGCACTGCTATAGCCTGTATCCCAAATAACGGTAACTTTGCCTAAGCTAAATTTATTGCCTGTAAGCGTTTTAGCAGTGCCACTATAATTAAGCTTTACTACATATCTATATTCCAAGCCTTTTGCTCCGAATATTTCTATTCTATGGTTTATAGGAAAATTCTCTAATTCGTTATTCAAAGCATCAAATGTATATGTATCCTTAATATATGGTTTACCATACGAGCTATTTCTAGTTATAATAGTTGTATTGCCTACAATAGTTTGTATATTACTGCTGATTCTGCTTACGGATTTACTTTTATTGTATAGGTAATTATACTCCGTTGCACCCAATATCCATTTACCTGATTCATTATAATATAAGGCAGTAGAACCGGCATTTACCTGTATTTTGACTTCTGTGCCTAATTGAACATAGACATAACTAGCCATGACTACTACCATTAAAAATCCTATTAAATAGGTTTTCTTCGCCATTATTTCACCTAAGTTAAATTAACACCCGGAGTTAAAGAAACCTGTATCTTCATAACTTCAGGAATAATACTATCTTCAGCTACCTCATCTATTTTAATTCTATCTGTATTAACTACCTTCACCAAAGCATTTGGAACAAGTGCCTGTAAAGTAGCTTCCGATTTACATTTATAGGCATTTCCTAATAGATCGAATGAATTAGCCAATGTAAATATAGAAGCATCTGTAGAAGTACCTCTTACCATTATAAATGTACCACCTGCTTCTATAAGATACCTAATCATTTCGGCATAGTGCCATGCCGGATGAATAACATCCACACCCGAAGTATGTGAAGCTGCTGTCGTTCCTAAACATCCACGAACACAACCAGTTATAGTATTGGAAGATTTACCTGTGTATTTAATCAATTCTTCGTCTATTTTTATATAAGATGGCTTACTTGTGCTTGCGTTATCAAGTGTTGTTCCATCGGTAACCACTATGGAAGTTGCCGAAGCATTTATAGTGCCATTTAGAGTTGTTTTAGTAAAATCTGTAAGGTTGCCTTGAACATCATAATAAGGTAAAACTCTCAATAAATCCAATATTCTGACATCTCTAGGTCCAGAAGCCTGTTTTTGAGAAGATTGTGGTATGACTATTGTATTAATCTTCTTATTTTCTATATATGAAACTGATGTAGTTTCTATCTCTACTCTACGAATATTGGCTGTAGAAATAGAGCCACTACTAGTCGATTCCACTATTGCATGAATTAAAAATACATTTGAACCCATTTTAATCACCTATGAAAATTTACTTTGTCTTACCGATGAAACTAATTTATCATTGGATTCACTTACAACCCTCTTTAGATCATCTGTCGTATAACCATTATAATAATTATTCTGAATTATAGGTTCTGCTTGTTTTGGTGATGGTGTATATGTAGAGGGTGCTGAAGCAAAAACTTGTCCAGAGGATGGAACTGATGTCGATGTAATAGGTCCACTAATAGGACTAAATCCGGGTGGAATAATTGCCAAAGGCAAACCGAATGGTAAAGCTCCACCGCCTATTAAATTCATAAAAGGTCCGAATATACTATTAAAAAGATTTAATATCCTTTGTCCGAATGGAACTAAAAGAGCCCATATTTTATCCAGAACAGGCGTGACCATATCCTTTAATTGAATAATTAATTCATAGGGTTTTCGTACCAACATATCAATAAAATTCATCATTTTTGAAAATTGTGTAGTTATAACCGCGAAAGCGGATTGAGCAGCACTAGCCAATGATTGAAAAATAGGAGATAAACTAATATTGACACCCAACTGTTTCAACGCGAACAACACTAATCCAATCTGTCCTATCCATACTGCAACTTGTCCTGCTAAACGACCTATACCTGCTAGAGAGCCGAGAAATGCTTGAGTGCCTTCATCGGCATCTAAAATAGCCAAGCCTAAATCATTATAAAATGTTGTCAAAGGATCAAACCCTTCTACAGCTAAAATTTGAGCAGCAGCATTGAGTATATCTGTTGTTCCTGTTAATTCCATTGACGCATCAGTAACAGCCTGTAATTGTCTTTGAAGAGCCATACCAGCGAACATTACAGAGAGTAATTCTCCATGAAATCTTCGGAGCCCTTTAGTATTCTTATCTATATTTTTTACTGATTTTTGTAAATCCTTATCATCTACCTTTACCTTTACTCTTACTACATGCTCTTTACTTTCTGCCATATTTACCCCTCATCTTTTCTGTGGCTTTTTCCTTAGCTTCAAAATCCTTATTTATCTGCTCAAGAAGGTTATTCACAGTTGAAATAGGTAGTTTTTTGTATTCTTCAAAAGGAATCCAACCATACTGTAACATTAATATATGGTGTTTTCTTATGACATACTCAGCATCTATAGATTTTTTTTTGAATTTATCTACAAATTTCATTTAAACTACCTTTTAATCTTCTTAGCCCCCATATCATTTATTCCAAACATAGCCATAATTATTGGATATAAATTATCTTCTACAAATGTTTGCTTCTCTCTATCAGACAATTCACTGAAATCTTCTGTATCAGTGGTCATTAAACCTAAATGTATTGCAGATTCTAAAGACTCCTGACTTAATTTTGGTGTACCGTTTGTTCCCAATTCATTTGCTAATCTCAAAAGCTCGGGTTCTTTCTCTATTGGTAACTGTTTTATCTTGAATGTATCTATAGAGCCATCTGCATTCTCTAACTCCAAAAATCCTCCATGGTTGAAATGTCGTTTTATCTTTTCATATTGTTCGCTATTCATACTATTCACCCTCTAAAATCGTTCAAAGCTGGATTGTTTGCAAGTGCCCGGAGAGCTATTCTTGCATCATCTCCATAGAACGAATCATTATCATATATCATAATAAGTATATTTCGGAGAGTCCTATAAAAATTATATAATCGGGTATCGTTAAAATGCTGATATTTAGCTATAATAGGGTCAAGAGATGAAGCAAATATCTTGGACTCCTTATATTGGGGTATGACATCATTCTCGAATTGTTCGCCTATTTCTGCCATAATTTCTAATATAAGCGGTTTTATGTCATTATCCATTACTTGTCTGTCCATTTTTAATCAACTCTTTTCCTGATAATAACCTGATTGTGACTGGTTTATCTTCGGATATTGGCTGTTCCAATGCTTGAATTCTTTTTTCATGATCTAAAACTACTTCTGTCATAAGCTGTTTCAGTAGTTTCCACTCGTGAAATATATGAGTAAAAGCCATGCCATAATCATCGGAAAACTCATTAAGAGCTATCTCTATAAATTCTCGCTTAGTTGGCTGAGGAATTCTGCTAAAATATATAGTTTCTGAATTCTTCTGCAACTGCTCTTTCGCCTTCTCGATGACTGACATAGTTTCACCTTAACTGGCTGTATAAGTTGTCAAAGCACTTAGAGCCGTGTTTTCTGCTTCGATTGATACTATATTGCCTGTTCCTGCCTTGTTGAATGGTGCAACCTTGAATTTGAAGGTACATTTTAAAATACCATCCGTAAAGCTTCTTTTCATAGACACAAGATCAGCATTTATGCAATACCATCTAAATGAGTTTGTTGAAGCTGCTGTTGAACCATCTCCTGTTGTAGCCGATGTATCATCTGTCCACGTTATAGCCACTCTGAATCGCAGTCTGGCTCGACTTGATGTTACACTAAATGGTTCTGAAACTGCTGTTGCATCACCATAGAAATACTGATCAAGACCTGTAGCTTGATTTGTATTTGCCGGAGTATTGCCGACTGGGTATCCTTCAAAGGTTATTACTGTTTCTGCTTGTGGTATCTTTTTTCTTATTCTTCCGCCTGTTACACTTGCAATATATTCAACATCCTTATCTCCTTCATCTATGTCAATAGTTTCTATCATAGTATGGAAGGTTAATGATGCTGCTCCTGATTTTGCTATGGACACGAGTGCGGTCTCGGACCACGAATCTGGGAATGTTATAGCCATATTTATACACCTCGTTTATTTTTTGGCTCTTCTATCTTTTCTACTTTAAATCTGGGTTCACTGGAAGGGTAATCACAACTTACAACGCTTTCACCCGGCTTTAAAACATGACAACGATTTGTAATCGTAGTTATATAGGTATCTATACCTGTTATTATTTTTGATTTAGTTTCAGTCTTACCATCACTAGCTTCAAAGCTCAATGTTTGATCTTTAGTCATATTTGTTATCTTATACATTATGAATTCCTCACTACACTACCGATATTTTCATCTATTATAGAAAATATCTTTGGAAAAGATGCTTCTATACCTCTTTCTATAAAGTCATTTGGATTAGTTCCCTTCAACATGACTGTCCGTATAGCTGCCAAAGGGTTTCTTGATTTTTGCATAGCCCATAACCATAATCTTGTATCTTCAGATTTCTCCCATTTTTTAAGTGACCAACTTGGATCGTGTGGAGGAGTTCCATAAGCTATTGCCCTCGCATAACCCATCATAGATATTAATATATCGTCATCAACGGTATTTACTCTCATATTACTTTTTAATTCTCCTCTCCAAAAAGGTGTTTGACCACGAATATTTCTTTTGAGTATGATACCCGATTGATTTCTACCCTTTCTCATAGCTTTAGGTATTCCTTGTATTGATAATCCTCTATAAGATTTCTCCAAATTATACATTCCAGATACGTTAATAGTTACTTTCATTATGCTCCACCTGTGAATTCATGCACTACATCCAAGTCCATTGTATATATAGGCACATTATTACTATCCAATATGAAATTAAGATTGGCGGTTTCTATACGACACCACACTAAATGAGCTCCTACAAAGTTAGAAGTTCTCTCATTGGTAATTATAACTTTCCTCACTAAATCGGTAATTTGCCGGATATTAGCTTCTCTCCGACTAACTATCTCCACAGAGCTATGTATCTCAACCCTTCGTTTAGTTATGGTTAAACGCCTTTCATGAACCTCTCCAGAGTGAACTATGACATAATTCTCGGCTGTGCCTTTTTGTATCTCTTTGGGTATGCCATCAACGATCTTTAAATCTGCTAAAGTAGTTACAACAGTTTCGCCTGCCTTAGACCTAATGCTTACAGAAGTAGTATCAGCCCTTAATAGTGCAACTATCCTCGATTGCACCTCATCTATTAACGTTCCGTATGTTATTGCCATTGTTCCACCCAAAAGGGATTCTCGCTACAACTAAAGCTATAGCATTGGTATTTATAGTATCTCAAAGGCTGTATTTAAAGAAAATCAAACTACTAACGGTCCTTCATACTCTATTTCACCGAACAATCTTCTTATCTCATCATTTCTCGTATTATCTTTATTGATATTCTGGGCCATCAACAGAATACATAAATGTCTTACATTTTCTGGAGGAGCTTGATAAACGGAAGCTGCACTGTTGTGAGAAGCTGCACTTGTGCCTAGAGCTCCACGAGTACAACCGGTGAAAGTGGTTGAAGTAAGACCTGTATATTCAATCCACTCTCCATCTATGATTATTGTTCCCCTAGACTTGAAGCCTGTTGTGGAAGTGACTGCTATGGTAGTGGCAGAATCGGATATGCCTGAACTTAGAGCATTTGATTGAGAAGCACCTGTTACATAAGTTATTTTAACCGTAGCAGCACCGGCTGTAAATAGGTTTACCGCTGCATCGGTATATAACATAATATATCCATCGGAATATACCTGTATAGTTGAAGTGGAAACTGTTGAATATGTTGCTGTTGAATCACTGGGAGTTTCTCGTATAGATAAAGCAGATACGCTTTGTATATCTACATTTCTAAGAAACAATAGATCGGTTCCATCACCATCATATAATTCATCAGTATAGGTAACTGGTACTCCCCATGTTCGTGTGGCTATTTTATCTATCTGTTGGCTAGCTCTTTTTATATGTTGAAGTAGTCCTTGGGTACTTATTTCGTTTATGGATACACCAAGAAAGTTTCTTGCTTCCTGAACAGTAGTATAGTAATTAACCGGTACATAGGTTGAATCTGCCGGAACGGAAGTAGTAGTAACCGTATAAATAACTGATATTAATTGAGTATTCCATACAGGAACAACGAAAGTTATAGTAGTTACAGTAGTATCGGCTGCTGTATATTGAGTTGTATATGTATATAATACACCATCTACATAGACCTCCAAATTCTCACCAATAGCTGTAAGAGCTAAAGTTCTATTTGCTGTACCATCTGTTCCTGTGCAACTTGATCCTAAAACGTCATATCTTGTCATCCTGACACCTCTTTATAATATATTTATAGTTGTATTTAATGATTATGTAGGTCTTAATCTTGGTGCGTATATTGAATCCAAGGACTTCCATACACCACAATATTGAGCCCTGTTCTCAAAATCATAAGTTATATTTGAATGGGTAAATGTGATATTCCCTGCTCCGTTATAGGTTATATTCTTGACATCGTAAACTTCTCCTACTATGCTACAATTATCTGAACATTGTATAAGCCAATTCTGGTTGGCTGTTGGAGTGCAAGTATCGGCAGGTGGAGCTGGAGCTTCAACATTTGAATAAAAATCAACTATATGTGTGGTCGCTGTTCCTGTATATGCAGGGTCTGCTTGTAAAATTGTTGTTTGTAAAATAGTTGGTGATGTAAAATTAATTACTCTTTCTGTTGCGTAATTTATAGTATCTTCTTTATGTATGAAAAACGGTACAGCTCTTGATAAATTAATCTGTGATATTGTGGTATTTATTTGACCTACATTACCTGTTAAAGTGTAATCATACCTTGTAACATTACTTTCTGCAGTATCCATTTCCATTATCCAGAATGCGATTTCATACGAACCTGTCGATGCTTGATGTATTTTCATATAATCTCGTGATAAGTTTAATTGTACTGCAAATGAATTGCCTGTCGTATTTCCGTTCATAATGACAAAAGCTCGGGATAAATTCTTTAAAGGCTCTATTGGAACTTCTAAATATGTTAATCCTGTAGTTCTTACTGTTTTTTGTTGAATAGATGTATTATCTTTAAATTCCACCAACTGCCAATGTATATTAGTTGGTCCATTACAAGCTGTTGTTCCTCTTGAGAAATGTATTCTTGTAGAATTTGTCATATTAGCAAAAACGAACTGACAAGTCGCTGTTAGAGCATCTTGCTCACTTGATGATACCAAAATAACACTTCTATCTGGGTTAAAGCTACCATAACCACCTATATCCAATGATATATCTCTACCAGATGAAATGGATGTAGTGCCTCTTACTACATTAACACCTGTATCAAAATCAGCCACCCAATATGATATATAAGACCAATTTATTCCTGCACCACCCAAAGCATCTTTATCTATTTGAATTGTCGTGGCAGATGATAAATTCAATCTATATTTCAAATCTTGTGAATCTGCTGTGTATGAGAAAAGAACAGCTTTATTCGGATTTACTGAAGATATACTATCAGTTCTCGAAACTATACTTTCTCTTGTAAAACTATGTTGTAAGGATGATAGATTAATATTTTCTGTTCCTTCTGTTACTGTGAAATTCATTTCTTGCATAAATAAAATATCTGTTGTATTGGAGTAAATACGAATCTTATTAGCTCCTATATTTGCTAAAAATGTGACATTTATATTAGGTGTGAATGAAACGTTTGGTTGGTTATTTAATTCATAGAAATATGTTGCTGTCAAACCTGTTGTAGATGAGATATATAAGCTTCTGTTTATAGTAGGATACGTTCTATTCAGTGGTGTTATTACTTGAAAATCTGCATATTGATATATGGTTCCACCTAATGTGTTCCAATTTTCTGTAGCATACATCCAAACAGCATCTACTTCTACTTGTTCAGCATAACCCATTAGATGTATAGTTCCTTTTCTCAATGTATTGGTATCTAAACTACCACCACACCCATAATCTTTTATAAAAGTATTATTTTGCCTAAAATGTATCGAACTATTAAGCAGTTGAAGAAATTGTGCATTTTGGTATGTTTTTAGAGTAAGAGTATAAGCACTATTTCCACAATTTACTGCTTCATTATTAATCAAATGCCTCATTGTAGGAGAGGCTGGATATGTATCCATTCCTACCCATCCAGAAGCTGCACCTCCATAAGTTTTATTTGTATATTGCCTATAGAAAAATCCTGTAGTCGAACCTGTAATACTATAAGTTCTCCATCTAACCCATGATGTATAGTTATTCCATGTAGTATAAGGAGCATTTGAATTATTTGAAATAGTATATTCTGTTGCTGTTGTAATTGAGAGATTACAAGCACCACTATTACAAGTATTAGCATAAGATTGACTAAAACGAGTCCAATTATAGTTACCCGATTCTGTTCTGTTATCATACATATTGTTATCTGTAAAGTTGTCTAGGAATATATACATATTTCTATGACCTAAATCTAATACCCTTGGTGTTATTTTACTATTATTGTTATAATATATGTATCCTATTGTAGCATTACTATTAGCCGTTATATTTTCAACCTTTATTCTAACAATACATTGTGTTGTGCCACTGGGTGTTACATTGAAAAATAAAGCACCGTTATCAGAAGCATTAGATACATCTATACCTGAACAATCTCTGCCATAGTTTCCATTGTGAGTTAAATTTACAACTATTAAATCAGTAGACCTAAAAACACCTATATTCTCTGAAAATTGAACCATGACTTTATTTAGATAAGAAACATTCCACCATACGAAATATTTTTCCAAGTCAATACCGCCTATTAGTGGGGATATATCAGCACTGAATAAACCCAAATTTCCCTTTTTATTAGACTTTACTATTATTGTATAATTCCGATTAGCCTCATAAGTATATTTGTTAAAGGTTAAAGGCGAATCTGCATTATATTCAACATTATAGTAATCAGTAACATAAGTTTCATTACAGGATTGAATAGGTGAGCCATTTATGACTGATATTAATTCTGTATAACTTTTACACCCATAATTAGGATAGGAAACATTAACTTTATTTCTCATATAAACGGTTGTATTTATAGAGATATTAGTAAATACTTTACTTAACCAATTATAGTTATCATCATTATTCAGTGTTATTTTCTTATATGTTAAAAACCTAAATTCTGCATCAAAATTAGTAACACCCTGTTCTAAATTTACTAATTGTAATTCTGCAACCTTTCCCTGATTGTTGCTTATACTAACTGTCTTTGTAGTTTTATCATAATCGATAACAGATTCAAATACAGGGTCTAATACTACCTGATTAGAGAATAAAGACCATTTAACTGTTTTATCTGCCGGTTTGGTTACGTTAATCTTAAGATATACACAAGTTTCGTTTGGTATATTTAACTTAGATAGATTATAGACACGCATCCTGCCTAGAGAATCCCTTTTGGTTATTTTTACAGAAACGTCTTTCGATTCATTCAATTCTACTCGTAAATCTTTACCAGCCACTAAAGCCCATTCGTGAGTACAAATCTTAATGTCTTGAATACAGGGGTCTAAAGAATTACCTGCACATATAATTTTATCAGGTATAGTCTGGTTATCCCATGTAGTAATTGTGATGCCATAATTAGGTAGATAAATAGCGAAAAATGATAAAAGAGCTAGAACAGTGCCAGAGCCATATATAAATATCTTTTTAGTCTTACTATATGCTCTTTTTGTATAAGCCATGAAATCACCTTAGCATGGCCCACTATATAGATGAGTTCCGTTCCATGCGTTTATTTTAGCTACGCAGATACCAGACGAATCAAATATAAACATAGCAGAATTATTAGCTGCATTACTTGATTGTTTCATTGTTATGTTTGCTGTAGTATTGAAATAACCTGTTACTATTCCACCTGTTAGATTTAGCTTCTGCCCTAGACTTGCATATACTGTATTATTATTTCCTGTTATTAATCCGGTTAAGGTTGTATTCATACTATTCATGTCTGTTAAGTTTGCTTTAGTTTTATTTAAGAACTGCAAAAAGTTCGATGTTGTTGTGTTGTCTGCACTTTGTTTTGTTTCCAGAGTACCGATTCTTGTATCCAGAGCTGTTAGATTTATCTGTATGCTATTATTATTTCCTGTTACTCTCGTATAAAGTAGTGTTAAATTATTCCATATCGAATTGTTGTCTGCTGTTTGCCTAGCATACAGAGTTTCTATTCTAGTAGCATTATTAAATAAATCTGTCTGATTAGCCTTTAGATTTAGTGAGTTTAAAACATCTGTTAAATTGGCTTTAGTGCCTAGTTGTGCTATGGTAGCATAAGTATTTCCTATTGTTGTATTCTCGGATGTCCATGAACTTATCTTGAAATAAGTTGCACCTATGGTTGTGTTTTCCGAGAGCCATGAACTTACAGAAAGTTTGGTATTTGTTATAGTAACATTATTAGACGATATTAATGTTGATAATGTTGTATTATCGGCTATTTGGTTACCTGTAACGTTTACACCTCTAACAAATAAGTCACCTGTAATATTAACATATGGAGCATTAATGAATATAGTTGAGCCGTTTTGTGAAATAAGTGATGTAGCCAAAGAGATTGCCGAAGCAAAGTAGCCAAAAAATCCTACTTCTGTATCTCCTGTTACGTTACCTGCCCCTGCTACTATTCTATTAGCCAAAGCAGTAAGATTATTTGCTATCGTTGTATTGTCACTTGATTGCCTTGAATAAAGACTTATATTTTGTATGAAAACATCGCCTGTGAAATTGCCTGCACCTACTACTGTTAATCTTTCTAAAGGTGAAAAAGTGCCTATTCCTACATTACCATTTGAAACTAATATTGCATAGTTATTTGTTGCACCTTCTGAGTTGAATAAAGCACCTACATTTGTTGTTGCTGTGCTGTCCGTTGTAACATTTAAAGCGTAAACTGTTCCACTATTTTCATGTTGATGTATGGTCATAGTTGTTGGTATTGTAGAAGTTGAAGAATCCACTGTTAGTCTTACATTCGTGTTTGTTGCTACACCTAAACCGAATGTGTTACTCCCATACGCCAAATTAGTGTCACCCAATGTATCACTATCTGCCCAATATGGAACATAAGGATTGCTTCCACTACCATCTAAATACGTATCAGCTATGGTTGTATTATCAGAAGATTGCCTTATCCATAATAGAGATAGGTTATTCCATACTGTTGTGTTGTCAGATGATTGTCTAACTTCCAAATTGCCTATCCTTGTACCTATAAGAGTAAGGTTTTCGGCTATGGTATTATTATTACTAGATATTGTTCCATTGACTATAACTATATCTATATTGTAGGCAAAGCCTGTATGTCCTGCTGTAGTATAATCTAAATTAGTCAAAAGCGAATGGTCTGTTACTGCAGGTGTTGGAGCAGAGCCACCAGATGATACAGTTCCACCAAGGAATCTGATATATGTAGTGCCTGTCCATGCTATGAAGGTAGGAACAGAAGGTCTGACTATTGTTCTTGCTATTGGAACAAAGACTTGTTTAATTTCTGAATTTGGTGGGAAGTATGTTGTAGCTTCGTAGGCATCTTGTCTAGCTGTGGCATCTGTTGTATATCTATTACCTGTTCCTGGGTCTGCCTGTAATACTGCCATTAAACGAGCCTGTGTTTCGCCTGTTCCTAGAGAAGCATTAACTGGTACAATACCCCATACTATATTCTGTCTTTCCGTAGCACCAAGAACTACACCATTGGAATATTGATTAAGTGCCGAAAGGCTTGTGGCTTGAACAAAATGACCTGTTCCGTTAATAAAGTAAAAGCCTGTAGATGTAGAGTTAAGTGTATTGGTTGTTTCCAGCTCATATATGCCATTGAAAAATGTGCCTACTGATATATTTATGTCCGTAGCATTTGAAGTTGCATCAAAGCCACTTAAATAGAGAGTTCCTGATTCTTCAAATCTTTCAAGTATCCTATGTATAAATTCATTATTCTCGTATCTGTTTCTCGACCATGCGAATATAACTGCCCTTGTACCTTGTATCTCACCTACCACTATAGTATCTATATCAATATGTGTATAAGATGGATATGATGGTGTAGAAGTTAATTCTGGTATATTTCCATTCAATTTAAAGTGAACAAAATGAGTTACTGGTGTTGAATTAGTACCATTAGTTATATTAATCGAGTAGCTTGAAGTTCTATTTAATCCGTAACTTGTTCCATTAAAGTTGAGTTCGATATTATTCCCTGCGGAAACTGTATAATTCATCCAACTGTTTTGTACTGTATAACTGCTTAGTACATCATCAAGAACTGTCTGTTTGAGTAAAGAATCTGTATGGCTCATATCATTAGAAAGGAAATGCCATTCATTTGTATCATCTTTAATCCATACATCTCCATTAATCTGTATATCATCACCGACTAAAAGGTCTGCACCTGTGGTTGTAGTATTACAATCTACCTTAAGAGATTCGTTTACAAAGGTCGAATACCCTACGCAGCTTGTAAGGTTTTCCGAGTTCTGAACATTAGGTATTTCATTAACTATCATAAAGCTTCTTGATATACCAGAAGCACTTGTTCCTTGACCATTCTGTATCCAGAAGTGAGGCATTACAGTTCCACTTGTTCCGTTACCCATTACAGCAAATAATAGCATGTTTGGTTGAAGTGAATTATTAGCATAAACCGAAAGAGAGCCATTCCAAAGACCATTATCAGATTGGTTAGTTAAACGGACATTACCTATATAGAATGTTCCGTAATTGTTTACAGCACCTATGTTATTAATAAGATTTTTTTGTGTCGTGTTATCTGCTTCTAGCGTAGTTATCCTAGCTGATACTGTTACATTATTAGCATTGATTTTGTTGTCTTGTGTGGCATTATTTGAATTATGTGTATTATTAACGACCTGAATAGTGTTACTTAGTGTGGTGTTATCTGCTGATTGCCTTATTTCAAGATTTCCTATTCGTAGTCCCAGAGCCGATAAATTAAGACTTATAGTTATGTTATCGCTTGATTGTTGAATTTCTAATGTACCTATTCTAAGCCCTAATGCCGAAAGATTAACCGATATGGTATTATTGTCTGAGGATTGCCTAGCGTAAAGTTGCTCTATTCTGGTAGCGTTGTTGAACAAATCTGTTTGGTTAGCTTTGGTATTAAGAGTATTCGTAAGGGTAATATTATCACTATACGCTGTCACATTTATAGCATAAATCCAATCGTTCTGGGTATTATTGTCTACGTTTATTCTATTAGTAAGGGTTGTATTATCAGCTTCCTGTTGAGTTTCTATCGAGGTTATCCAATTATTTTGTGTGGTATTATCGGAATTTATCCTATTTGTCAAAGTTGTGTTACCAGATAAAAAATTAGCTATTGTCAAGTATGTATTTTGGATTGTGCTGTTTTCTGATAGCCATGAAGACACTAGAAAATAAAGGTTTGATATTGTAGTATTGTCGGCATTAATCCGATTAGTGAGCGTGTTATTATTAGCTGTAATCTTATTATTCTGGGTAGTGTTATCGGAAACAGATGATGAACTGCCAGATGAAATAGCATTAGCTAAAGTGGTATTATCTGAAATGTGTGCATTGTTTTGAGTAGTATTATCACTATTCATTCGTGTAAGTATATTTGTACCACCTAAAAATAGTGTACCGGTGAAGTTAGCGGTTTCATTAACGGACAGAGTTTTAGTTATAACTGTAGTAGAATTATAAACACCATAAACCCATTGAAGAATAATATCTCCGGGAGGAGTCCATGCATAAGTAACGGTAGCTGTAAATAAAAGTGCCACTATTAAGATTGGTATAACCTTTTTATTCATTTCCCCCTACCTCCTTATTATTAAAAGAACTCTAACTTGCCTAGTATCCCCTAAATTAGCACCAGTCAAAGTCAAACTACCTAAAATCGGAACTTCACAGTTTTCATTTGAAGCACTTGTAACTGCCGAAGCATCCTGTTTCACCACTTGAGCTCTTGGAAAAGCAAATGTGTTAGCAGAATTGGATAAAGCTGTATTGGAATATACTCTGTGTGATCCATACGCAGCAGGTGTATCCAAAAATATATCGAAACTTGCACTGGGTTGTATATCAGGAGTCTCACCCGAAGCACCCGGTATTATAATAACTTCATGTAACAATCCAAAGATTTGAGTAAATGTATGTGTAGCATCTCCTGAAGCATCTGATGTCAATATTTTTTCCTTCATTTCATAATACATATACTCACCTCATAAAGATTAGGATTATAGTAACCTGTTTACCGGTTGCACCTAAGTTTGCTCCTGTTATAGTTATATCCCCCACTACAGGTGCTTCTACATTTTCATTTGAAGCACTTGTAACTGCGGTTGAATCCAACTTGATTACTTGAGCTCTTGGAAAAGCAAATGTGTTAGCTGTGTTGGATAGAGCTGTGTTAGTGTATAATGTTTGTGTTCCATGTCCTGCTTGTGAAGCTATTGTTATATCAAAGTTATTATCTGGTTGCACAGTTGCTGTTCCGGGTATGACTATAACTTCATATAAAAGACCAAAACACTGGCTAAATGTGGCTGTTGCAGAGCCACTTGCTGAGGTTATTGTTGTTTCTTTTGATTCAAAATACATCTAATCACCTATTTTTTGGGCTTCGGTTTTACCGGTTTTGGAGATGGTTTTACTTCAGGTTTTGGTTCGGCTTCTGGTTTTGTATCAGGTTTCTTGAATATGGTACTGCCTACGAGCATCATATCTTTACCAGAACTGAAGCCACCTACTATAGTATATGTTCCATCTTTATTCTTTTTTAATTCAGCCATTGCTATCACCTACGAATTTTTCGTAAAGACTAAAATGTTGTTGTGTTAATTTTTTGTCTTCACTCATCTTCTTCAACTGTTCTGCGATTAATTCTTTCGCCTTTTCGCCAATATCAATTTCTGTGTCATGTGATTTTTCCGTATCCCATTTAACAAGGTTATCTTCCTGACGAATATTCCATGCCTTTATTTCCTGATCTGTGAAACCTACCTTATCTATTGTCTGTCTTGTCACTTTTAAAGTAACATAACTACCTTCAGGCGGTAGCAAATCCAATATCATTAATCTTTCCATCATACTCAATTCCATTCTCTACTCCTCCTATTCTAAGTTATATTAAAAGAAAATAAAAATCTTCTAATTTACGCTATTCCTGATGCAAGTGGTATGTAAACTGTGCCTACACCGGCTATTGTACAAGCCAATTTATGTGAAGTCGTTATTGTACCTGAAGCTGTACTCAAGAAACCTGCTACATCCTCGAAGTTGAATAGCACTGGCATTCTTCCACCATTGTATATAGTGAAACAACCATCGTTTGCTACAGTTCCGTTGTGTGACATTCTACATAGGTAACTCGAACCAGAAGCCTTGACTTGCATGTGGGTATCTATCCACGTGGACCAGTCATAACCTGCGGAACTTCCACCAGACGTTCTGTCTATACAAGAATATAGACCTACTGTGTATGGTGTTCCTGAGTTGGTATATGCGTTGGGTTGTGCATATCCCTGTACTGCATACAAATCTCCATGGTTATTTGCTCCACCGGAAGCTGAAAAGTTACCACATACGGTTGCTCCGGCTGCATCTGCCCTAGCTCGTACTCTCAGTGTTGCGTAATCTCCTGTTGTGGCTGCATTAGCACAAAGGAATTTTACTGCACATTGACCTGCTGTTGAATGGCTAATCCATGTCGAACCAGTACTAATCAAAGTTCCGTCTGTCGCTGAATTAACAGTATTTGAGAATTTTATTGTATTCGCAACGGAAGTACCTGTAAAGGTCATATTTCCACCTACGGAGAGATTGTCTGTTGCTGCATCTCCGAATGTGAATGTACCATTACATCTGAAATTTCCTTCTACTGTTAGATGACAATCTGAACTAAGTGTGTATGTTCCGGCTACTGAAAATGGTGAAGCCACTACACCTCTGCTGTGTGTCATAGTCATATTTTTCCTTACTCCTGCCCGCTAAAGGGTCTTTTTATCCTGAAAAGGATAATGAAAAAAGAAAAGGGCAAAATGCCCCTCTTAGTTTATTTCTTCAGTAAACTACCTACCACAAATACTAAATATGTGTGATCTGTAGTTCCACCGGCAGCATCTATTGTTATAGTTGTTGTACTCACTGTTGCAGTTACACTATCTCCGGTTGTGAAATCGAAGGCGAATGCACCTGTCACTGTGGAGAACTCATTTGCTACACTGAAGGAATCTCCTGAATCGGCAGTAGCTGCTGTCAAATAGCCGACTATTGTCAATTCGAGATTCGGTATCACTCTATATACTGTTGGGGTTATTGTTGCCATTTATATCACCTATGCCAATCCGTATATACGATAACACCATGCTTCCTGTGCTATAACGAGTGTTATGTATTCCTTTATAGTGAATTTGTAGGAGTCACCGGTCTTTGCTAGTTCTTCAAGAGTTGCATCCTGAAGGACTCTTATCTGAATGTTGTTCTGAGTCACTGTATCCAAGACATACATTTCTCGGCTGCTTGCAGTTGTGCTCATGAATAGGTCAGGAATCATTGGAATTCCCTCGAATTCAATAGCCTGTATTCCCCAAGCAATCTGTACACCGGGATTTGGATAACGAAGCTGATCCTGTATCAAAGCCTTCACATCGTCAAGGGTTTTGTAGTCCGTAACGATAAGGTTTGGATGACCTTTTGCTTCTCTAATTGTTCGGATAGCATCTCTGATGTTTGCTAGTGTTATTGTTGCTGCTGATTTATTCAGCGTGTTCGTGGTTATTAATGCAACAAAGCCACTGAATGCGTTTTCATCGGTTACGCCACCGTCCACTGTACTACTTGTTGGGTTTCCATTTATTATACAGTTTTCTTCCATCTCTTTCAAAGCTCTGAAGTGAGCTTCGGTTTCGAGCTGGAGAGCTGACTGCCAAACCTGTGAAGCTATTATCATTGGACCTGAAACTTCACCGGTTGCATACAGGAAACTCATTTTTCTTGCTGCTCTTGTATATGTTGCTACATCACTTGTCAATGCCGAACCTTCTGGCTTGAATTTTGCTGTTGGTAGAACAGTTCTTTTTACAATATCTGCAAATATTCCTCTGTTGGTTACTCTTGCGAGCAAACCGCTTGCCAGTGGAGTATCTCTCCTCGTCAAATCGTAAAGTTGTGAATCTACGAATGTTGGCAAGAGGACTGGAATGCTTCCAGATGTTGCTGAATACTGTGTACCGGTTGCCATTAGTGGGCTTGTGGATGTTAGCACTGATTTTATTTCTTCAGTTCCCCATGGGGTAACTGTTCTCGCTTTTGCTTCTTCGACAGGTACTGCAGGAACGTGCATATAGACTGTTCCATTTGGTAGATTACCAAAGGAGTTCATATATACAAGGTCTGTGTTTACGCCATCGGATGAGCCTATTTGTGCCATATTTATACACCTCATTTACCGAATCGCTTTTGTATCTGCGATTTAATTGAAAAGTCACTTTCGTTTATAGGCTTTTCAAATTTGTCTTTATCTTCGACAAGGGATTTTATCTCCGGCTGGAAATTCATCAACGCTTCTTTTACATAGCCTTTAAATTCTTCAGCTAGTTTCTTATCATGTTCCATCGAAGTAATTTTTTCCAATTTAGATTTCATCTCCTCGAATTCTGTTTTCGAGATTGAGATCATCTCATCAGTATTTTTTATTTCCTCGGATTTTACTTCCTCGGTTTTAACTTCTTCGGACTTGACCTCGTCTATCTTTTCTTCGATTTGTTCTGTCATACGTTCACCTTCCGAAATTTCTGATTTGCCCTGTTCCATTTTTTCCAATTTATCATAGTAAATCGGGTCTTCTTTGATATGGGCAAGGGCAATCTTCAGTATAAGCTCGTCATCACCATTGGTTACATCCATGTGCTCCTTTTTCTCCACCATGTAACCTTTATGGAGTTGGTGTATGTCACCAGAGAAGCCTAATTGAGATGCAATTACTTCTAGTTTTTCTTCATCGGACATTTCACCAGTTTCTATCTCACCATCAAGTTTGAATTGATTGTCATTGACAGACTTCCATTCGTCATACATTTGCTGTGATTTTACAAAGAAGTCCAAAATCTTGGCTGCCTTATTTATTGGTCGTCCTGTAAAAGTAACACCCTTTAGAAGTATTTTATTGAGCAGGCGAACAGATTTTCCTGCTATATTTTTAAATTCAAAATCCACAGGCTTATATTCTATGGAAGTAGCATCAAGAAAACCATCCTTAATGCTACCCCATAGATTTTCAAAATTGGGGTGGTGTTTATTGAGCATAGCTGTTGCTTTAATACGAGATTTTCCATCTTCTTTAGTTTTTTGGACTTCGATAATCTTTGCATGAGGTAAAAGTCTTTTATCCCCTGCAACATAAACATCATGTTCTAAGCCCATCTTTACCATGACCGGAGCATCTTTCAGCTGTCCTATAATATCCTGTTGGCACGACTCCGTAACAAGATCATTAACGTCATCTATGTCATCAGTAGTTAGATAGAAATTTACAAAATGGTTTCCGTCTTCAGATTTAAGATATGTCATCTCATCAGAAACAACAGAAATGGATTGAGCAAATTCACTAAAATCGGTTTTTTTATCTTCCTGTTTTCTCATTATAGTAGCACATATTTTTTGAGCAGACTCTTTATTATACATTTCTTCGGTTTTAGGGTTCTTCTTGTTTTGAAAATGTCCTACACATTCATCAAAATGACCAGATTTACCATCGAATTTAAAAGGCATAGCTAATTGCTCCTAATCTACTTATAATATGTTATATGAGAAGCAGTATTTAAAGAAAAATTAAACCTTTTCTAATTGTGTTTGCTTTCTTTTTTTATTATTTTCTACCTTATTTTCTGGTGACATCATAGAAGGATTATTCATTTGTCCTTGCCTGTCGTTTGGAAATTGTGAATTCTCTAAAATCTTATCCTGAACTTCATCTTCATTTAGTCCGATTTCCCTTAAAAGTGCTTCCTCAGTCATCGCTTTTCCATAACCCTGCAAAAGTGCTTGTTTCTTAGAAGCTGTATCGGCAGCAAACATGCTTATCTGTGCTTCTCTTATTTCGTCCTGCTTGTATGTTCTGTTAAATCGTAGATCGACACCGAATTCACTGAGCAAATTCTCGTTTATTAAATCCTCGAATAAATCTTGATAGTGAGAAATTTTCCTGTAGTACCCTTCCAGAGAAGTGTCCGAACCTTTTATGCCTTTGGTCTGTAAAAAGTCTGATAAACGTGAAGATGGTATTCCCCACGCCATTACTATTGTCTGGGCTGTAAATCTAGCCAAGTCAGAAAATTGCATATCCTTTACATTATTTAACTCCTTCACATCGACCTTGCCTGTTAATATCATGGATTTCCATTTCTGCTGGATTTGCATATAAATCTGCAACTGTTTTTTGAATAATTTAACAGTAGGGGAATCCGGAGTTTCCTCTGGTAGTATAAACATATATGGTGGTACTCCACCCTTTTCAAACAGGTTTTTCTCGTAATCCTTTACGTTATAGAGTATATCCAATTCTCTGAATAAAGCTGATAGTGGTGTGAAGCCATAAACTTGACCATCTATAATTGTTGGTGCGAAATGCACTACTTCCCATGGTTCTAATTCAACTATTCTCGAACCAACTCTCTGTACATATTTTAGAATGCTTCCATGCCTGTCATAACGAATCTTTATTGTAGAACTAGGTAGCAATCTAACATTTCGTGTCTGATAAAGAGAATCACCTTCAGCTTTCAGTTCTTCTTCAATACTTGAAATAAGATATTCAGAAGCATAACTTTTTACCTCGAAGGGTAACTTTTTGATTATGGAATTTAACATAGTTTTAATTTGTTCTTTGGAAGCCTTTACTTTGTATAAATAACCATCACCAGTTACAAGTGTATCAAATAAGAATGAAGTGAATAATTGTTTAGCCAAATTTCGTGAGAGAAAAGCATTTGCCTTATTTATTTTTTGTTTTCCTGATCCCTTTTCTCTTGGTTGTAAATACCAACCATCAGAAAGAATATCCTCCACAATAGCTGTTACACAGGCGACAACTTCAGGAGATTTTTTGAAATATGACCAAAGAGTTACATGGTCTGTTGGTGGAACTATACCAAAAGGTTGAGGAAAGAAAGCAACTGTATCATTAACGAGGTTTTCCGTTTCATTGGCAATCTTAATGCTCTCATTATATTTGCTATCTAAATAAATCATGACCATATAGCTACCTCTTTTATTATTATCTCAATCCTCTATTTAAAGCATTTTGTACCGCATATTGGACAAAATAGCTCTTTTTTCTCATGACACTTGTCAAATTTCCCTCTCTTCCGTTTCAAAGCATAACCGCATACTATACATGGCATTATAAATTACTGAATTCTGTATTACATACATCACAAAACCAACTCTTTTCATTTTGTGCCAAATCAGAACCACAATAGGGGCATGGTCTGACTTTCTCAAATTTGTCATCATACTCCATTGGTTCATTTTCCATCAAAGTTGAAAAACCAGCATTACCGCTACCAGAACTTAGGGCAGCTTCTATGGCTAGACCAAGAGCTATAACAGTATCATCATGACCACCCAGAGCTTCGTAGGTTGTCTTGCCGGATTTATCTTTTTTAATACCGAAGTTTCTTAATTCAGAAACTCTAACAGGGTTGTCAAGTATTTTTAATTGCTTTGAGGAAAGGGTAGTTTCTATCCAGCTTATCAATAATTCTTTACCCTTACGACTTGTATCGAAACCTTCCGTAATCATTTTCAATTCAGGATGATTCAGCATATCCTTGACCATACCAAGACTTAGACCTCTTGATTCAATTAAAATTTTTCTGAAGTTGAAAGCACTATTTAATTGCTCAATTCTTTTAATCTGCCAGCTTGTGCCTTTACCTTGATAACGTTCTACTTTGACTTCCTGAATATGTTTCTCCTTATCCATCTCCAAAACAACATAACTAGACCAGTCAGCAGTGTTGTTTTCTGAAATAGCAATATCACAACCACAATAATAATAGTATCCCTGCCGAGCATGATTCAATTCCATAGTATGTCTATTCTTCAACATCTCCTCAGTAAAGATGGAACTGCCTCCTGCGTGAGGGTTGCACATATATTCTCTGTCAAACCTCAAACCACCAATTAATCCTCTCATAGCTCGCAATTCATCAAGATTGAAATTCTCCTTCCATAATGGCTCTACCCAATTTCCTGTCTTATCAGTTATAACTGCTTCGTGTTTTGAAATTATAGGTAACAAACCAGATTTCAAACATAAATTATGAAGCTCATAGAGGGCATCTCCTTCTTTGGCTGTAGCTAAATTGGATAAATCAGATAGAAGATCATCGGTAGTCATGGGCGTTCCGACAACAATCAACTGAGCCTTCCTCGTGTTAATCGTTGGAAATATCAAGGACCAGAAAGCATCTTTAGCCTGTTCCTGTGTAATATCTTCATTACGAAGTATATCATCGCATATATATATATCAGGATGTGTTCCTCTAATAGTTTCATTGAATGGTTTTATGAAATACCTATTTCCATTGGTGGTATTAATCTGTGATTTATTCCACGTTTCAGATGTGGTTTGGGGTTTCAACCATTTTAATTTTGGATTGGTTTCTATGGTATTTTGTATTAGCTCCATAAATTTCCAACTCTGATCCAAAGCACTACTTGTAAGACATATATCAAGATTAGAGAATGAGTAAAGATTATAGATAGCCCAGTCGTGAGTTAATATCGTAGTTTTGAGATGACCTCTGGGCCATATAAAAACAGGAAACCTGTGACGTAGATTTTTAATATCATCACGATGCCATGAAGACAGTTTTCGATTCATTATGGTATCTTCAAATTCTACAAAACTTAGTGGTTTAAAGTCCTGCGATCTCTGGTCTTCGTTTGATTCGTTCATAGGTTGCCTTCAGCTCCTCATCAAGAATTTTAACCTTACCGGCTTCCACAAGTTCTATTAACATTTTATAAAATGCTGAATTGACCTGTGTTACGTTCATTGTTTTGTTTTCAGTGATATAAGTATTGCCTGAACCCTGTTTTAGTTCTCCTGTTAGTTTGGCAAAATCCATCACCATTTTATTCAGAGTAGCCTGTGCTTTTAGGAACAAATCTATATTCATTTTCAGTTCTCTTTTGTTCTCAGTTTCTAAATCTAGCTTTTCCATCACAGCCTTTACCTGTTCTACCTGCTTGTATAGTTCGGTAAGAGAATCCATGAACATTAAACTAATTGAAGTGCCCTGATAATCAACTGCCTTCTCCTTAGCCTTCTTTATGAAATCTATGATATTATCTATAGTTACACCATCGTAACCCAATTTTTTAAGTTCATTATATATTTGTTTTATAGTCATACCTTTCTTTAGGTATAACTCTATAATTATATCTGCTATACTGTTAATATCTTCGACATAAATTGTTTCACTCATATTTAGCCTTCCTTATTTCTTCTGCGACTATCTGTCTTATCCTATAATAGTCCACAGGGTCTTTTTTAGTTACGTTATCTATTTTCATTAATTGCCTTATATATCTTGTTCTTCTCATCTTCGGTATGGATTTCCATATCCTCATACTTTCTTCATCTAAATTAAGGCTTATAAGGTATTTATCCATTATACTCACCAAAATTTAAAGTTTTGATACCTTTTCTGCCATAATCTTTGAAAAGGTGGCAGAATCTATGTAAATGTCCACATCTACTCCAACCAATTCTTTAGGTAGATATATAATACCTATATTTGTTCCCTTGCTTATCTTTTTCTTAATTACGATTTTCGTGTTTGTTTCTGAAGCCACATCTTCTGCAGTGACTATATGCATGTCTTCCATCTTCACCCACCACCATTTTTCTCTTACAATTTGGACAATTAATCAATGTAGTCCAGCTCCTCTTTAATCTGCTTGGCTTCCCTTATAGATTCCTGCTCAATCTGTTTTAGCTCTTTTCCAAGTACCCATTTTAAAGCCGATAGGAAACCCTCATTAACCAAATAGCCTTTCGGATCACCAGCTTGAAGTTGTTGGGCGTAAATTATTCTTTGCTTTTCTGACATCTTGACCGTCTTCTCGATTTCATTTCTAGTTCTCATTTTTTCTTCCTCCTCTTAGAAGCTAAAACACCCAAAACTAAAGTAAATACTATACCGGCTATAAAATATACGACCGGATCAGGGATTATCATTTTTTCACCGTTTTAAGCTCGAAAACCATTGTTTCGTCTGCTTTTATTGAATCTTGAGGAACATAGCGGAATAGTACATAGTCTGGCGATTTTTCTCCTTTCTTGAATTTGTCTTTGGACATAACCAAGAGGATAGGCTTTTCCCCATTAAGTGAGATGCCTATATTTCCATTTGGCTTAATCCAACCTGCTCCCATCTTTATCATTCGGTCTTTTTCCATTCTCTCATCTCCTTGTTTATACAACTAACTTTAATATCACTGTTTATTACAATAAATCTAGCATTCGCGTCTTCTTCAATTTCTTTAAAGCCCTTAGCCAATGCAATAGCTTCCGCTTTCGTAGTTCCTGCCGGAATAGTGACTACGAATACTTCCTTTTTGCGTTTTAAAATTTTTTTTAGTTTGTTTAACATTTCTTCACCCGATACGCCTTACAGGAACAGATGTTACAGTCATAGTATGCTTTCGGTATGCCGAGTGTTCTGCTTCCATACTTGTTGTGTTCTAACCTGTCATGACCGCAGTGACACTTCATACTTTCACCTCATCTCTAAAGGTGGCGGTGAAGCCACAAGCCTGACAAGAGTACATATTAATGTACCCCACGTCTAAATTGAAATGTTCCGCCACTTCAATCATTCGTCCTTTACAAAAAGGACATACTAAATCAAATTTTCTCATAGGGTAACACCGGAACTGCGGTATCGTTTATAAAGGGGTACACTTTTTTGTACTTATTATAATGCTTCATGCACAGGAATCGTTGGTGCTTGGACAGATCGTAATACATTATGCCTGCCACACGCTTACAACGTAAACACCGCATACGTTTTATTATATCTTGGATATATATAAAGATTTATATGCTCGGACATATACATTATTATATGTAATTGTATAGGAAAAATTTATATAAAAAAATATATATAAAATAGAGAGAGTGGATAGTTCTAACCCTGCCTCTCGTGTTTTTCACTACTACCCCGTTATATATGTTATAAAATATATGTTACATAATGGATTATATATAAAGATTTCTATACTATATACTATAATATGTCTTTATATACCTACTAAAGTAAGTAAGTAATAGAGTAAGGAAATAAGATGATTATGTTGTAATGGCATAATATCAAACACAACAAACAAAAATAAACTTAATGACCAAGAGTATAGCGATATACTGAATACCAAAGGGGAAATACAGCGAGGGTATATTTTTGTTGTGCCTGAATTTTACCTTTTTATTTATATTTAGTCTATATGTAAACTATATGTAGACGTATAAAATAAGATGGTGGTAATATGGTAATAAAATATAGTATAACTGTATATACAAACGAAAACGGACAGCGTATAAATACATATTATACGCATACTAAAAAAGAAGCTCTTGCTTTAGCTCAAGAAATACTTAACGATAGTAAGGCATATATAGAAATAGCCCATATAATAGCTAAAATCAAAGAATAGATCTTTACGCTAATGATTATACGATAGTATATGAAGCGTGTATATTTATAGTATATTAAAAAGTATGCAAAAACCCCGAGCTATAATTGAATTAAGGCACAAAAGAACGCATTATAAAATGTATTTAATAGCCAATTTGCACATGAATTATGCATTTTATAGAAATATAATAGAATAGATTGAACAGTTGAACAGTTTATTTTTAATATATACAGATGATAGTATAATAAAGAGGTGGTATAAATGAAAGAAGATGAACTCTTTAAAGCACATATAATACAACTAATTAAAGAACATAAACAACATTGTAATAAGCCTTGTAATATATCTACTTTTTGGTTACTCTTATATTTACAGAATAATAGATATACATTTACAGCAGAAGAAAATATTTTCATATAGTTATTTTACTTATAATAATCTATATGTTGTAAATAGAATCAATATAGATACAATATAGATTATAATAAAGAAATATAGATATAAAAAAGAGGTGCTTGAAATGAAATATAAAGAATGGCTTAAGAGTAAAAACATAACCATACATACAATACGTTTAAGAGAAGAATTTAAAGAGAATGGCGTTAATTGGTTATATAGAGTTTTAATACAGAGAGTTATAAATTTTGAAACCTTTAAAATAAGTTTCCTTTTCCATGACTCTATAAATAACCATAATACGAATAAGAGAGTAACCATAGAGGATATACTATACTGTATAATACAAGATTATCCTAACCCAGAGAGTTTTAAAGATTTTTGTGCCGAATTTGGATATAATACAGATAGTATAAAAGACTTTAAACTATATAAGTTATGTCTAAAGCAATCCGAGAAGCTACATAAAATATTTACAGAAGAGGAAATAAACGAATTGAATAAAATAATGAATGAGTAATTTTATTTTTTTATTTTTTACTTATAATAATATATATGTTACAGCATATAAAAGTATATAAGTAATGTGAGGTAATTAAGATTATGAAATTAACCGATTTTGAAACAAGAGGTAAGACAGCAACCTTATTAACAGCTAAGGTTTTAAGTATTAAAGATAAACCTAAATATATAATAGAATATACTTATGACTTTAAAGGATTTTATACTAAATCAAAATGGACTAAAAGTTTAATAGCTACATTTAAGGAAAAACCCAAAGGTTTAACTATATTTCAAGTAAATCTTATAGGTTGTATAGTATTTCTTAATAAATTGCCTACCAATTACGCAAATTACTTTAAAACAGAAGTTGGTAAGCAATTTATAGAAAATTTAGAGATAGAGGTGGTATAATGGGATATTATAAAAACTTTATGACAGAGTGGGAGAATGAGATAATCGTAGATGACTTTAAGGTTATATCTGAAGTAGAACGGATAGTTTCAGATGTAGTTTCAGACATAAATAGTCTATGTGATTCAGATATTAAAAAAGAACACGCTATTGAAGATTTCCTTTTTCACATAGACCAAGCTAAAAAGCAATTTTTTAAGGATATGTCAGAAATATAGGCGATACCATGAAATTTATTATAATAGCTAAGAGATGGTTTGCTAAAACTTACGGAAATACTTATCATAGTGTGAGTATTTATACCGATACTAAAAAAGGTAGCGATTTAGTTTTTTGTAGTGGTGAAACCTACGGTTATGGTGAAGCATACATGACAACAGCTAAAGATTTTTTAATTAAAAAAGGACATCTTAAAGAAGCCGATAGGCATAACCATGAATTAATAAGAAAGATGTGTTTTTTTAATGTTTCAGATGTGGAAAGAAGAAAGGATTTAGATTTAGAGAAGGTGAGTATATGAAACATATATGCGTATTTTGTAACGAAGTAATAAATAGAATAAATGACGATCCTGAACTAAATTTAATTTGGATAGAATTAGATTTAAAAGGAAATACCGAGCCATGTCATAGAATATGCTATGAAGAAGCATATAATAAAGCGAGGGATTTTAATGAGAAAATGTTATAAATGTGGTGGTAGTTTAGATAAGGAAGCCGACTATGTAGATAAGGAAACTATATACTATGATGTATGCCCAAATTGTATAGATAAAATAAACCACGATATTAAAATGCTTCAAGATGGAATAAATGCTTTAAAAGAAATTGAATATGAGATATATAAATCAAATCAAAAGGGTGAAGTAATGGATTTAAATATAGAAAAAGAAGCCACAATAGATACTTTAATAGATATTTTGGAGAGAATGAGATAACTTAATCCTATTAAGACAAATAAATAATATGTTTAATGAAAAAGAATATATGAAAGAATATTACAAAAGAAATAAAGATAAAATTAAAGCAAGAACTAAAAATTGGAAATTAAATAATAGAGAAAGAAAAACAGAACTAAATAAAATTCATATAAGGAAACATAAAGAATATTATAGTAAGAAAGTGAGAGAATGGCAAAAAAATCACATAGAGATATACAAAGCACAAAAACAGGTATATTATGCAATAAGGCGAGGACAGATACCAAAAGCAAAAACCTTAATTTGTGTAAAATGTGGACAACAAGCAAAAGAATACCACCACTACAAAGGTTATTTAAAAGAGAATTGGTTAGATGTTATACCTTTATGCAAAAAATGTCATTTCTTTATAGACAAATAGGAGAGGATTTTTATCGGATTTTCTGGATTTAAAGCTAAATTAAGTTATCAGACCGAGAATTTTGCAATAAGCACAGATATACGCTTTAAAAAAATGGAAATCGTAGATTTAAGCAAAGAAGTAGAAATAGTAACACGCAACAAAGATAACGGACTTATAGCTAAAAAACAAAGTGTGGACTCTCTATCTGGTGAGAAGGTTGCCTTTAATTACCGATATATAGATGAAGAAGGAAACGAAGTAAGCAAAGAAAGAATAGGGTTTTTCTTGAAAAAGAATGGTCGAGAGATAGAAGTTAAACCTTATGCAAGATCAACAGAATTGGTAATTAAAGGAGAAATACCTATGGATAGGGAAACAGATTTTAGTATAGAGTCTATATACGAATTATGGGCAGATGACTCTAATACGCTATGGAAATTAGCTAAAAAACTACATGAAAACAATAGTTTAGCTGTATCTAAATATACATTTGGGAATGGATTTAAACAAAGTATTGTATTACTAAAACCTATAATACAAGAAGATAAATTCGTGTTCCAGATGTTATTAACACAGAAAAAGAAAGAATATACGAAGCTTATGCCTATTCTGAAAGCAGAAAAAATAAAAGAATCTGTGCCGACATTAGAAAACTTAATGGAAGCTATAATATAAATTTTTGGTGAGGGGAATGTATAATCCGAGTCTATGTGTAGAGTTTAAAATATCTGAAATAGATAAACTAAAAAATCATATATTTCAGAATAAAGAAGATGGTATGAGAGTTTTAGCCGAGATTAAAGATACTGTAACTCTATATAATAGACATAACGAGGTTATACATTTTCCCTTAATTCAAGAAGCATTAAAAGAGTTTCCTAATTGTGTTTTAGATGGTGAACTAATTAGTGATGATTTTAGTAAATTAGTCAGTATTGCACATAGTAATAATAAAGATGAGAGTAGTTTAAAGTTTATAGTATTTGATATTTTAGAAATTGAAGGTAAATATATAGGTAACCGACCATATACTACTCGTAGGTTGAACTTATCTCTTTTACCTTTTAATGATAAAATACAATTAATACAAGATTATACAGATTATAAACATATATGGGAAACATCTAAAGAAGGCATTATAGCCAAGCGTAGAAATTCAATATATCAACATAAGAGAACTACGGATTGGATTAAAATCAAACATTTTAAAGAGAAAATATTAAAATTTGATAAATATGAACTTCATAGTAATGAAGCAGGGATTACTCTCGATAACGGCAAGGATAGAGTTTCGGTAGGTAGTCAAGAGATCAGTAACCAAATAATAGAATACCTTAAAGGTCATACTTTTATATCGGTAGAAGTGCAATATCTGGAAGATAACGAACACTTGAGGTTTCCGAGTTTTAAAAGAATAGTGGGGGGAGAATAATGTGCAAAAAATGTAAATTAATAGATGAATGGAACAAAATTTGTCAAGAATTTGAAACTATAATATCCGAGTATGAAGATAAGAGAACACTTTACAGAGCTAAAATATTAGAAATTGAAGAAAAAATTTTAAAGGTAAAGTCATGTGGGAGAGGGTAAAATGGTTAAATTGTATGAAGCAACAGAAAAGCAGATTAAAAAGAGTTTAAAACTTAATGACTCAATAGATTTAAAGGCTCTATGGGATAGCAAATTAACTAAAAAAGAGAATATAACTAACCTATGTGAACAGCTTAATATTTCTCTCGTAAAGCATACTAAAGCTCAAGATAAGGACAACCAAGCACAAGCAGAAGAATACTTACAACAAGAACTCAATAGAATTATAGAGGAAACCGAGCAATTAGAAAAAGAAGCATTAAAAGAAATCCGTAATTCTTCACCAAATATAGAAAAGCACTTCTATATACCTATAAACTATATAAAAAATGTAACTCAAGCACAAGAAGATGATGGGCTTTATTCTTTTATCTGGTTAGGTAATGCAGGATTGGGTAAAACACATACGACTATACAAGAACTCAATAAGATAGGTGAGAAGGGGAAGGATTGGGAAATATTAAGTGGTTACGCTACCCCGTTGGAACTCTATACTTTCCTATATGAGAATAAAGATAAGATAGTAGTTTTAGATGATATACCAAGCTTATTTGATAATCCGATTAGTTATCATATACTTCTCTCTATACTATGGAATGTAAGTAAGGTAAGAACAGTATCCTACTTAAGCAGTAGTCAGAAACTAAAAGTGCCTTCAAAATTTGATTTTAGAGGTAAGGTTATTTTCTTGACAAACATAATGCCTAAAGAAGCCGAATCTCTAAAATCAAGATGTTTATTTTACGAAACTAAATTTAGTTATGCCGACAAGATTGCAGTAATGCAGGAGATAGCTAAAATACGAGAAATACCCAATGAAATTATAGACTATGTAGTAGATAACACAGATGAAACTACTAACAACCTTAATTTTAGGTTACTTATTAAGATATATGGATTATACAAGATGGATAAAACTAATTGGAAACAGTTAGCTGATGAGCAGTTAAACAAAGATGAGTATATGTCTTTAGTAAAAACACTCACAAAAACCATAAATAAGGTATCGGAACAGGTATCCAAATGGACAGATGAAACAGGTATGTCCAGAAGAAGCTTCTTTTATTATAAGAAACGAATGGAAAAGGATTGGGAACAAAGAAGTGCAAAAGTGCAAAGGATTTGAGAATATATGTGTATTTGGGAACAAAGAACAGGGCATTTTGGGAACAAAGAACAGGGCATAGCTGTTATAGAAATGTTAAAAGACTTCAAAGGGAATGGTATAAACGCTTTCAAAAAGAATCCTGATTTAATACGACATTATAGAATTATGTCAGAGGTAACTTTCCATATAAAGCTAAACATGAACAACTCCAAGATTTTAAAAAAGAAAAAGAAGCTAATTATAACAGATTAATGCGTATGTTTGTGAGGCGTTATAAATGATGAAATTGGTAGTAGTGTGGGATCAGCAGGAAGTCAGTATTGATTTATTGCTTAAACGTATAAGAGAGGAAATACGAGAAGGTTATACTAATGGAAGTAATCCAGATTGGTATATGATACCTCAATGAGATAGGTAGGTTTTTAAAAGTGCATTTCGCACTCCCTCCCGAAGTAAAATTGGCTTGTCCGATTTCCTGCCCTCAATATGAGATACATAATTTGCGTAATTGTATTGGTATTGATATTAGTCGGCACAATACAATTAGATACAATTCAACATGAACAGATACATGAACAGATATGTAAATATTTTAATGGTAAACCAACTGTGCATATAGGTTTCCTTTCGGGCCATATAACCTGCGATAACCATATTCAAGAAGGATATTGGGAAACACAATCACAAGTAGAAATTGCAAGTTACCAAAATACGGTGCTACTTCTATTTATATTTTTTATAGTTTTATTTTTTATAAGTATAAAATTTCTCATGGAAGATAATTTTTAATTTAACGTTTTAAAGTATTATAGAGTATAAATTGAACAGACACCCATCTATTTCTCATGGAACTGTATATAAAATATATTTCTATGTATATAAATATAACAGACTTATGATAATCAATGAACATTCAAAAAATAAATTATTCTACAGGAAATCATGGGGGGAGGTCATTTTTAAAGTATTTTAAAGGGATACTTATATAACTGCACAGTAAACTATATAAGTAAGGACATATATATAATTATAAGTGATAAACATGTTAGCAATCTATGAGAACATCGTAAATGAATTAAGTATGCTTAGAAGGGAAGCTATATTTAATGGAGATTATAGCCAAGCTGAAGAAATTAAAGCTCAGATTAATAGTATAAATAATATTATAAGAAGAATGGATTAAGCTTCATGAGATTCGAACTCGCATGTCCGCGAAGACTCTTAAGCATCTGCTTAAGACTGGTGAGGTTCCGATTCCTCAACGGCAGCATGCAGAATAATGCATAGGGAAAACTACAATACTTTCGAAATGAAGTATGTCTGTGCAATCTCCATACCTCTTTGTTTTCTTATTTCATTTTCGGTTTCTATTGTTTGCATTATGTATCACCTACTATGTTATTAGTTAATCATATATTTGATAGTAAAGTATTTAAGCTTCATTAACTAATATATCAGTATGAAATACATAAACAACAAATATATACCGAGCAAATCCAATACATTACTAATGGCGAAAGTTCAGATTCTTGTTGATGGCTTCAAGTGTGAAAGATGTAGTCACGAATGGGCACCACGCATGAAAGGCAATCCCCGTGTATGTCCTCACTGCCATTCTCCTTATTGGGATAAACCTAAAAAGAAGTGATTAATTAGTGTTACTTATGCAAATGGCTTCGAAGCAGAAACTACGAGGAGGCTTCTATACGCCTGAGGCTATAGCTTCATTTATTCTAAAATGGGCAGTAAACGGCAACAAATATTATGATGTTCTGGAACCAAGTTGCGGAGACGGGGTATTTTTAGAGCAGATAAGAGAAAATGATTTCGAGTGTAATTCAGTTACAGCCGTAGAAATAGACAAGGTAGAAGCCGACAAAGCCAGAAAAATCAATCTTCCACATTCAAAAGTATTGAATGAAGACTTTTACAAATTTTGCAATAACACAGAAAACAGATTTGATTTGGTTATAGGAAATCCTCCATATATTCGCTATCAATATTTTGACAAAGACCAAAGAGCGGGAGCCGAAAGAATTTTTGAACGTGCAGAAATCAAGTATTCCAAACTTATGAATTCTTGGGTTTCTTTTGTGATTGGTTCGAGTTTATTACTCAAGGAAAAAGGAAAAATAGGATTTGTTCTTCCAGCAGAAATACTCCAAGTATCATATGCAAAGCAGTTGAGAACTTTTCTTGCCCGTTATTATAACAAAATAAATATAGTATCGTTCAGAAAACTTGTATTTCCACACATACAACAAGAAGTTGTTTTGCTTCTTTGCGAAAAGAACGGGACAGACTCTCATTTAATTGAGCATCTTGAACTTGAAGACGCATCAGAGCTTGAAAGACTTGATGTCAGAAAACTAAAAAGTCCAAAGAAGCACATAGATTTCAAATCGAATAAGTGGACATTCTATTTCTTGGAACAGGAGGAAATAGATTTCATAGAAACCTTGCTAAATCAAAACACAATAAAACCAATACGTCATTATGCCAAAGTGGAAGTTGGTATGACAACAGGTTTCAATAAATTCTTCACTGTGCCATCCGAAATAGTAGAGGAATATAACTTACATGATTACGTCAGACCTATGGTTGGAAGGAGCGTTCAGGTTTCAAGCGTCATATTCAATAAAACGGATTGGAAAGATAATGTCAAGGCTGGAGCAAGAGCCTACTTTATTCATTTTCCTTCATTGAAGGAATTGAAAAACAACAAGAGAGCATTAGACTACATCAAAGAAGGAGAAAAAGCTGGTATTCACAAACTCTATAAGACAAGTATTCGTGATGAATGGCATACCATGCCTTCGGTTTGGATTTCCGAGGCTTTGTTCATCAGAAGAAATAACATCTATCCAAGATTCATAATAAATGAGGCAAAAGCCTACACTACTGATACGATGCACAGGGTTATGATTAGGAAGGACGCTAATCTTATCACAGGAAAGCCCATTAACATTAAGGCACTTGTAGCGAGTTACTATAATTCTCTTTCATTCGCTTTCGCTGAGATATGTGGCAGAAGTCATGGAGGTGGAGTTTTGGAACTGATGCCTAATGAAGTTGAGAACGTACTGCTTCCATACAATGACAAGAATGCCGAAATACTTGACAAGATAGATAGAATGCTAAGGTCGGGTAAAAATATAGATGATGTCCTCAAAATCACTGATAAAATAATACTAAAGCAAAATTACGGATTCTCAGATTATCAGATTAAACTTGCTAATCGTATCTGGAAAAAGCTACTCAAAAGGCGACTTGAAAGAAACACTCCTAAATTATCTCAATAAAAAATGGTTCTCTTCGTGGCATGTAAGTGTCTTCTAATATCTTTTGAAGATGTGGCGTAATTCTTCCAAGAGTACAACCATTTGAAACATTATGAGAAGATAGCATAAACATAAACTCTTTAGCTTTTGTTGTAGGCTCATAATGTTTGTCTATTGTATGTGACCATATAGACAAATCTATAACAAAAATAGGAGAATCGGGCATTGGTTACACCAGTTTAATGTGTTATTATCTTTTCAAACACATCCTTTGTATAAGGTTCTGCCGCTTTAACGGTAAGTGTAGGAGAATTATTTGTTAACGTCAGAACCAGTAAGTCGTTATCTGTAGCTTTATCTATTGCAATTCTTGCAGACGATTCGACCTTTATAAAATTGGATTCGTTAAACTCGCTCTTTTTAATAAGTTTGAATCTTTCAAATTTTTCTTCCATTTTCAACACCTACATACCACTAAGTACTTGTTATATATAACATAGCAAGAATAAAAAGATTTGGTAAGTACTACAAAAACATTACAAGTAAGTCTTATTTACTCGTAACTCATATTTCACTTGTTCAACGCTTCCTTGATTATCTTCTCTACCTGGCATAAATCGGTATCGTAAACGGTAATACTTCTACTCTTATTGCTATTTCTGTCTCTTATTGTGATTGTAATACTGGCTGGTTTCTTTGTAGTTACCATATTTGGTATATGATTTGTTAACTTTAAGTAGTTTTGTATTATCTGTTACACAGAATGTTAACAAAATGTGTAACATAAAAGTGATAACTATGCAGCAAACATATCAAAACCGTAACTGGTCTCTCTATAATCATGCCATGACAAAGGAAAAATTCATAGCTTTCAGGCTGATCTCCGATGCAGTAAATGCTATGCAAATTCCTTACTGCTACAAAGGCAATGGGCGGTCACTTTAGGAGCAAAGCTTCCAGGATTAGCTTTGCTCCTAAACCCTGTCCTGCTCCTAAAGTCCAAAAGGGTATTGCATCCAAAAATTACTGGTCAAAATAAGGCATATTAAATGAACACAAAAATCCAATACTCTGAATAAATTGAATAAATTTTGTATATAATTATAAATTTATGCGTAACTTTCTATAAACTTCTTGAGATATTAAAGAAAAATGAATCGACAAGACAGATAAACAAAAGTAAAAAAGAATAAAATTATAAGGAAATTATAACTTACTACAACGTAAGCGTAACCTTGGTATAGGGTACGCTGTAATAGTTAATTATATGAGTAAAGTATATAAGCATTTACATTAAAGGAAGTATATTTTAAAGACTACAAATCTTTATATATAGTTAAATATTATAGAGAGAATATGTCCGAGATAAAAGGTATTATAGATAAAATCAATAAGCCTAAGAAATTCGGGCAATCTTTCGGGTGTGGTCTAGCCATTTCTGGCGTATGGTACAATTTCTTTGGAAAAGAAGAAGACTGTAAAAATATGTTCCAGGGTTTAAAGCAGGGTGACGAGGTATCCGTTACCTATGATAAAGGAGATAAATATAATATTATAAAAGAGATAGAAATCCGTGCTGAAGTGGAATCCGAAAAGTCGGAGCAGGGGTTCAGAGGTCCGGCTGACCTTAATGCTCTGGCTTTACTTGAGAGAGCTATTCAGATCGCTGATAAAGATTATTTTAGTGATTTCAAAAAAGATGGCAATTACTATGATACTGTTATACTATATTGGAAGAAACTAATAGAAGAATTTAAGGCGATTAGGCAAGAAGTATGAATTTCAGAATCATAGGAGTGAACAGGAATGAAAACAAGAGAAATTTGTCAATGTGGTCATGAGAAGTTAGAACATAACCACTATGGAAGTAGGACACTTGGTATTTCAAAAACGTTTTATGAGTGTAATATATGTTCATGTAAAAGATGTTATATAGCTTTGAAGGAGGCTAGAGCATGAAAAGATTAGTAACTGTAAATATTCAATGTCCAATCTGCGGTTATAGTGAACAGTGCAGAGGTTGGAAACAGATAAAAGAAACTATGCAAAATCAACGTGACCACTTTAGAGAAGAACATATGACTCCTTTAGGAGTGATTATACCAAACTTGTAAAAAAGGTTATGATTGTTTTTGTGGGAAATTAAAGGAGAAATCCAAGAGAGGTGTTTAGAAAATGAAAATACAAATAAAACGTTGGGATAATAGAAAAGTAATCTTTGAATGTGAAGCAGAAAATATTAAACAAGCTGTAGAACTTGCTGTATCTAAAAAGATTGACTTATGTGGTTGTGACTTGAGTTTTGCTAACTTGAGTTTTGTTGACTTGAGTTCTATTAACTTGAATTCTGCTAACTTGAGTTCTACTAATTTGAGTTCTGCTAACTTACATTCTGCTAATTTGAGTTCTGCTGACTTGCGTTTTTCTGACTTACATTCTGCTAATTTGAGTTCTGCTAACTTGAATTCTGCTGACTTGAGTTCTGCTAACTTGAATTCTACTGACTTGAGGTCTGTTAAGGGAACATTTACATACAATTATGGTATTAAACTCAAAGTTGTAAAGGAGAAATCCAAGAGAGGAATATAGATGAATCAGCAAGAAGTAACTTTAGACCTAAAAGAATATGGTGCAATAGGGTATGTTATAGTAAAAGATAATACAATTTATTGTCCTGCTATAATGATTTTAGACGGGTTTAAAATGCGTGAAATATTTGATAGACTTGTAAAAGAAACAGGAATTAACAAAGTAATTTTTACAGCAGTATGTTCACCGTTTCTAAAGCAAAAATTACATAACATAAAAAGAGAATATGATATATGGTTTGAAGAAATAGGTGACTATAGTCATTGTATAGAAGTTGAATGGATTATACAAAAAGAAGTAAGATGAATTGGTATGTACGAAATCTTCGCCAAGAGAGGTGTTTAGAATGTTTAGAGGGGATAAAGACTCAAGATTTGATAAATTGGTAGATGAAGCTCTGACTAAAATGGAAGATTTTAAAGATGATGAGGGATATTTTTCAGCTCAGGATATAGCTATCCGTTCTCTTGAACTATATGAAGAAAAAATATTAAAAGCGATAGAGAATCTGGATTTTTTAAACCTAACTAAACAAAATATAAGGAGAGTGATTAGCGATGCTGTCGATTAAATCAGCCGAGGATATGGAAACTCTACAAAATAAAAGAGTCCGTAAATATCCAAAAATAGATCATACTTACCAAGTGTGTGGGAAATGTTATTTTAAATCATACTATAAATGGATAAGATGTCCGAGTTGTGATAATAATGGGATTAACCAAGACACAGATAGCAGTTCTGAGTGAACTCGTGAAGAATCGTTGTGAGATATGTGGTGCTGAACATATTTTACTTATACCACATAGAATTCGTAGAGGTAATCAGGGTGGTCAATATATACCCCGAAACATAGAAATGCTGTGTGAATTGTGTCATAAGAAAGTTCATTATAAAGAAGAAGGTTGTAGAAAAAGATGAGAAAAACATATAGGTCAATTTTAGGTGGAATAGGTGGCTTTTTAATAGGTTGGTCTTTACCAATGGATATAATTCATACTTTAGCATTTGTTAGGTTTAGTTATACTTTTAGGCATGGATTGGAATTTTTGGGGTGATTGAAATGATAAGTCAATATATACTATGGAAGATTTTTAATAAAAATATAAGGAGGAGTATAAATGATAACGAAACGAAATTTTAGAATAGATGAAAGGAGAGGTGGTGTGGTAGTAACTACGGAAGAAAAAACAGAGCATAGCAGTCTAATAGCCGAGAACTTCTATACATACGAGAAGTTTCACGACATATTCACGAATACTTCACAAAATCTAAAAAAGATGCAAAATGATCTTGAGGAAACTAATCTAATGATAAAACAAGTTCCAAAAGAGTATAATTTAGAGCCACGTTTAGTTAAATTAAAGGAAGACATGGAGAAAGTAGGCAAATTCATAGATGCCGAGAACAACAAAAACAAATGGAAAGGCTTAGAAGAGCAGAAATCTATACTTGAAACAGCCGTGGCTCTTGCCCAACAGGACATAAAAGACATTAAAAACATAATGGAACAGCTGAAGGCAAAAGGAGTGATTTAAATGAAAGACAAAGAAAATATAACTAAAGAAGAAATAAAAACTATTTATGATTCGTCTGAAAGAATAGCTAGAGAAATACGAATGATAAGTCGTGCCTTTAAAAAAATATCAGAAGCTGGATTAAAGGAAGAGACAATAGTAGTTTTATTACATGATTCAACAAATATGAGCAAACGTGAAATAAGAAGTATATTATTATCTATAAAAAATTTAGAACAAACATATTTAAAACCAAGCAAGGAGGTAATTTAAATGACAACAGCATTCTGTGTAAAATGTAGGAAGACAGTTGAGATTCTAAATGAATTTCAAGATGTAAGTCATGGTATCCGAGGTGCAAGAATACTCATAAAGGGTAAGTGTGCCTGTGGACAAAATGTATGCAGAATAGGTAAATCCAAAGGATAAAACAGTGATAAAAGATGTTCAAACAATTCGGAAGCCAAACAGTAGAAGTCAGTGAGTTCAGCCTAATAACCCATATAAACGAGCCATTTATGATTGCAGGTAAAGTATTTGGGTGGAAAGGTCGAACTCCCGGCATCGGCTTACAAGATAACATAGTGAATTTCGCTGCGGAACATGATTTAGTTATAATATTTACAGTAGGAGAAAACAAGAAACGATATAGGTATCTAGGCAAGGATTGGAAGCAAATATGTGAAGATAATAAGTGGCTATATACTGTATCCAATGGAACTATTGTATATGTATTACCTTGGGATAAAGTAACAGTTTTAGAGGGATAGTATGGACGTAGTATTTACAGATATACAGAATACAAGCAATAGGATATATGCTAAAATAGAGTATTCTATATGGTTTGATAAGACTACACGACAGTATAATTGCACCTGTCAGGGCTATTCTCAATTCAATAAGGAATGTAAGCATATTAAAGATTTCAAGAAAGTTGTTGAACGTATAGAATGGGAAGAAGAAGTTTTTAATGAATCAGACACCAAAGAATAGCTCCACCTATTATACAACTAAAACAGTTCCATTCTCCATAAGGTAGCAAGTTCCTGTTTATTGTTATTCTGAAAAATGGAAAATTTGTTCTATATTCAAAAGGTATCATCTTTCATCCATCCTATCTACACCAAAAAGAGCCTGATAAACTATTTCTTCTTCCTTGTAAACCTGACTATGCCTTATTCTTTCGTGGTGTTCCATATGGTAAGCATGGAGAAATTCATGTATAACAGTTCTTCTTCTTTCTTCCGTAGATTTGTCATCGGCTATCCAGATGCACTTTTTCTCAGAATCAGTTAAACCATAATAGCCGGAAGACTCCGTAGGTAAGCTTTCTGTATGTCTTACTGAATAATCAACGAGTAAATCTATTAGCTCTTTGGCTGTGAGCATCGCCTTCAATGGCTTTTTGGTCATCTAATCGCCTCAAATGTCTTGCATGAAGGTAGGTCGAATAAGCTACCAAATTGACAAAATAAACTACATCTGAATTAGTATTGCCTGCACACATATCGCACCATTCTTTGGCGTAATCTTGCATGACTTTTAAAGCATCATTATAACCTTGGTCGTATTCTTTCATCTTACCACCTTACACATTGGCAAATTATACATTCGCCATAGGGGTGATTTTGCATATCATGTCCGCAGTCCTTACATTTCATCTATAAGACCTCGTTGTCTTGGCAAATTCCTTACCTTTTTCCTTCATGTCCGGCTGAACATAGGTTGCTTTGAAATGTTCTATTTCCCTGCCTCTCGTATCTAATTCTACAAGAAATAATCCATTAGGACCTGTAAGTCCACGTCTTACGCAGTATTCATTCTTTCCGTCTTGAAAACTACCAGACTGGAGAACATGAATTCCGTGGTCTTTGCCCGAATAAAGAGTATGATAATGTCCTAATAGAATTATGTGGGGTACTTCTGGTAACTCACGCCTTTCCAGACCTTTAAAATAATCCCTTAGATAAGTCTGGCTTGGGTAGGATATGGCATAAGTCCTTCCAGAAGCTCCATGTAGCAGTCGGATACGAATACCCTTATAAATTACATCAGCCTGCAAATCACCAAGATTCTTGAAATTATCCACTTTAGCCTCTAATATAGCTAAAGGTTTAGCTCCATTCTGTTTGGTGAAAGAGTAATCGTGATTTCCGGCTATACCCCAAAATTCTAAGTTTGGGTGTCTTATTAAAGCTTCTGCTACCACATCGGTTTGGTCTTCTATACCTACTTCGGATAGGTTTTCAATTTGTCCAGAATAAACATGGTCACCATCCATTAAATCTCCTGCTACATAAACTTTATTTATACCAGAATCTTCAGCTCTTTTCATGCATTCATGCCATGTTTTAGGCAGAAAGAACTTAGAGCCGAAATGCCAATCGCTTGAGGAAGCAAAACGAATATTGCTTCTCCCATCAGAGCCTGATATATAGAAAACATTATCCCTATCTGGTAAAACATTGACATGGTACAGCATATCTGTTCCATCTCTGGCTTGGGTAATATCTACAGTAGTTCCAATCTTTCGGAATTCTTCAATATACTTCTGAATATCGGCTTCAGGTAAGCCGGTAGAAGCAGTGAGTTCAGACATAGGTAGCTTGTGGTTTCGTAAAGTAGTCAATAACTTTCTGTGTTTTTTATCCATAAATACCACAGTAAGTATAATTTATTTTTTCTGTATTTAAAGAAACTACATAAAAACCCTAAACATTACTGTCAAAGCAATAGAAATAATTATGCCTGTAACTATATACCAAGTTCGTGAATCTGCCTTCTCTGTATTCTTTTCTATTTTTTCTACAGAAGTTTTAATCCAACATATATCATTCTCGACTTTGGAAACCTTATTATTAAGAGAGGTTACTTGATCTCTGGTTTCTCCCATTTCCCGATTCAATATTTCGATATGCTTCGCATTTTCCTTGTCTAATGAATATCTAGTCATAATTACACCAAAAAAGTATCATTGGGGTAGATATTACTTCTACCCCAAGGATTGTGGCATTGCCACAATTTTTGAGATATGATATTATTTACTTGTTTTCATACCAGTTCTTTAGGAAATAGGTTACCATACCCAATAGTGGTGCATAAGCAAGTTTCCACTCTTCGGGTAAGTTAGCCAAGAATGCAAGAATGGATGGTGCAAGTACTATTACCCAATTCTTGATTGATTTCCAAATACCTGTTTTTACACTATATGCCATGTCATGACACCTCTTTTATAATTTTATTTTTCCTTCTATTTAAAGAATTTATTTATACAAAACTACAACCGAATCCATTTCCATTGAAATAGAATTTAAAGTTATCTTAATTTTTAGAGTATTTCCTGTTATATTAAATTGAGTGTTTGGCTGTATTTGTTGCCATGTTACTCCACCATTTCCAGATACTTCATATACAGCATCTAAATTATTACCCACTACCTTTAACTCGCCTGAAGTCATATCTATGGTACTATAAGGTAGGCTAGTCCATATACCTCCGATTGCACCTGTTCTTAAAACTCCGTTAGTTATATATGTATTACTATGTGATTCTGTTAAACTATCATCATCAAAAGGTATATTATATGAGTAATTCATAGAAAATTGGTTGGTTATATTGCCTAGATTCTGTTCTGCTTCTATTCTACCTTTCATTAATCTAGCCAAGGATATGGGTAATCTATTAAGTTGGACTTCTGTTGTAAATACGAATTCGTCATTAAAATCTATATTATGTGTATATTGTATAAATGGATAGTCTGCAGGAGATATGTTATTGTAGGGATCGGAAATTCGTATTTTTTGCCCGGGTTGAATTGTTGCTAACCCAACAGAAGTTCTTGAGCCAAGCTGCTTTTCCTGTATTAAATATGCCAATTCATTAGTGGCTCGTTCTCTTACATCGTCCTGTGTTTTAAGGTTAGAATCTGTTATTATAACTTCTTGAACCCTATTCATAGAAGTTTGAAGGGAAGTATCTTCAGCTGTCCATACATTAGGTAATCCGCCTATTTCAGCACCATATACTATAACTCGGTTGCGTATCTCTGCTTTATCTGTTCCGAAGTCAGGCGGAGCGGATATGATATTATAGTCGTGAACCATAGCATCTGTCGTATTTAATCGGCTTCCTATTAAAAAGAAGTTAAAATCCCTGTTTACATCTATATAACAATCATAGCCGGAAGCATGACATAGGTCTCTGATACAATCCCAAAAGGGCTTCTGTGTCCATGAAACAGTTACATTTGTTGTAGTCACGGATACATTGGTGGTAGTGAATTTAGAATCTCCATACTTGCTTACCAAATCAGTTAGTATAGTTGAAACTTCTTGATTCGTATAATTTTGAGTAACTGTCTTACCAAAAACAAGCAATGCTTCAGACCTACCAGTAATTACAATATTTGTTTCTCCGTAAGCAACTTTTTCAATTATACCTGAAAATCTAAGTGTAGTAGCAGTAAGGTCGTAATCACAATAGAATTTAAAAGATTCATTTCCTGTATAGCGACCAGTATAACTTTCATCCCCATTAAGAAGGGTTAATCTAAAACTGCCTATAATATCAGTTGCTCCATCAGTTACAGAAGCCTTTATTATATCATCCGTTACGTCATCCACAGTTCCATCGTTGCGTGTAATGGTTATTTTGTACAAAGGTGAATATATTGGTGGTATCCAAACCCAAATAGGCTTAGTTTTTAATGAAGTTACTGGCATATACTTCCCACCGCACAACCTCTAAACTGTAATACAGGATTCCATAATTGCCAACTTGTTCCTGAACAATTATAGTTAGCCCATAGATAGAGGGAAACATTACTTTCTTTAGCTAGATTAGTCCAGCTGGTTAAAGATATGTAACTTGTATTAAGCACGATTGCATTACTTGGATCATATAATGAATTGGCTAGTATATTTACACAACTATATGTTTCGTTTAAACCGATAGATAAATTCATATTTTTAATTACATTATGAGTTGTGAAATTAAGTATGGGATTTAAAGGAGATTGTCCAAAGGCTGATACATTCTTACTATATGGTGTATTGGGTATAAATTCTATATATTCTATATTTTTTGGGAGAGTTAAATTATAGGGCGAATAATAAACTTCAGCATACATAGTTGCATTGGAAGGATTGTATTTTTGATATGTTCCATTTAATGTCATCTGATAATCACTATTTGCTATAGCAGCATCATTTAAAAGTGCTTCACCATTTGCATAAGAATTTGCATCATTTAAGTTCCAACGAGCTGTTACTGCAGTTGTAGTTTGTTCAGTATAGTTCACTATCTGAAGTCTATACTGTGTATTTGGTATTACAGAGTATTTCATAGATATATTTGCTGTTATGTTGGCTAAACCAGATGTTGGATTGCCGAATGAAAGATTTACTTCCTTTAAAAGAACTTTATTACTAGTTCTTAGTTGAAATCCCAATTCAGAACCTGCCGCCGGAATGGAAATATTTGTAGTAATTATATCTATAAATAACATATTTTCTGTAAATGTTTGTGTAACGTTACCTGTTATAGGATAATTTATATACGAATATGTTGAACCAGCAGGTGTTATGTTAATTATATTACTATCTTCTGTCGTGCCATCAAAGTGTGCAAAGAAGGTTATATTATCATTTCCTTTATACGATACATTATAAGTAAAATTAATTAGAGACTTATTTACAGCTTCTATAGTTACCGGTATATTTACATAACCAGTATTGTTGGCTAGTATATCATTGAAATAAGAGCCATTGACAAAAATAGTAGAATCTTGTGTCAGATTAATATTAGTTATATTCATTGTGAACAGAGTACCACTTATTATAGATACTGGAACATTACAAATACTGGAACACCTTTTAGTTACATGATTCTGGAAAGCTGTTAGATTGTTATAATATATATTTGTAGACATATTTTCATAGGAGAAATCAACTACACCATCAGAGCCTATATCTACTCTCACTAAACCTGTCTGATTAGAACTATAATTGAATGAAACAAAAGACTCATAATACCTTGCCTGTGAACAATCGCCTGTAGCAGCCGAGCCAAAAACGACTCTATATTTTATCAATTCTCTTACCACATCTGAATTCCCTTCTATACTTATATTCTCATTTACTCTTGTTGAAGGAGTTGTAGTTGTTAAGCTATATCCAGACCAATTTCCGGATGAGTAAT